TGGTTCAGGTGTTGGGTGGCTTCGCCACAAAGATAGCCGTGAGGCTACGTCATCCACTCAACCACCCCAAAGTGGATTGATGGGTTCAATAGTGGGGGGTGAAACGGGACCACATGGCAAAAACTTCTGATGTGTTCTATCTGAGAACCACCAAGGACTTAGGAAACACGAACACCTATCACGAAAAAGAACTAGATTTAGGGGCATTCGTAGACCCACTTGGAGCCTCTGTATTGCGTATCCATTCTGTATCTATTGTCTACTCTGATAATACGGGTAGGTCTACTACTCTGGCAGGAAATGAAGTTGGTGCGATTCAATGGCAATTGTCAACCCAAAATCAGACAGATATAGTCCTAGCATCAGACCGTTCAATAGTCTCTTCTGGGCGACTCCTAGCATTCAACGACCAAGGCACAGCGAAACTACCATCATGGGCAGGTGATTCAGTAGACCTCTCCCCTCAACAATTCGCTAACGGCTACCTAATCGGTACCGATACACTCTACTTTGGTGGTGCAGCTACTACAACTTGGCTAGGTGACCAATACGTCACGATTGTCTTAGAATGCACAACTGAAAAACTCAACAAAGAATCGGCAGTAGCATTGGCACTATCACAGCAGTAGGTAGGGTGCTAAGTTTGGCATGTCCCACCTGCATTTTGCTCAAGGCTGCATTGGACTCATTGGGAGTCGGTTCTAGTCAAGAGATTACAACTGCATTGACTCCGTCATTGATGTCTGTAGAAAAGAAAGTCAAAGGGAAAGTCTCACGGTATAATCGTGAATACAAAAAGCAGTTTGCCGCATTGAAAAAGAAGCACCCACGGACGTCCTTTCACACTCTAGTCAAGAGAGCCCATCGGAACACAAAGGGGGCTCTTAGATGACCATTAGAACAATCCGCGGGACGATATCTGCAGGTGAGCAGACTCTCTACAATGTGAGCCTACCAATTGTTGAACCAATACGCATCATTTTGAACAACGGAGACATTACCAAGAACTTTAGAATCCTATCTTTCAAAGTATTCCCAAATATGCGTTGGCTTAGTGGAAACATTGGATTGTGGAATACCGGAGTAGGAAACAATATCACCTCATGTCTTACACTTTGTCTCAATGAAGAGAACGCACGATATTGGGGTGAGTTTGAACGCATTGGTCAAATTGGTTGGGCAGTCGCTCACGGTCAATCCACGTTGCCTCAAACTATGTCCCACTTAGATATGAACCACATTATCGTAGAGGACTTATTCTTAGGATTCTATGCCTCTGATTTTGGTTCTGGTGGACATCAAGTATTGAATGTTGATATCAATTATGAAATTGTAATTGAAGCCATAGATAATGACAGACATACCGGACTTCTAAATCTAATGCGTGAGAAGCAAAACCGTTGAAATCACGTCGCCCTATTCCGGTAATTGAATTTCTGCTGCAGCTGCATTTTACCTGGCGGAAGAAAGTTTGATTTTAGAATCAATTTGAAGTTACTCAATTTTGACTCCAATTTCAGAACTTGCCAACCTTTCCGGTTATCGGCGCATGCGATCGCTTTTTGCTTCCGGATTCAGGATTGACGTTTGAAGCCCTCTCCGTATCGTTCTCGGATTCTTTCAGCCTTGGATTCATTGATTCTCTGGACGATTCTTTCAAGGTCTTTCCTTGACTTATTATCAGCCCGGACCCAAAGAACATTGAGGATTGAACCACGTTGCTCAAAGTCACCCCAACGTGAATCATTCTTACGTGTAGGATTGAACCGAACTCTCTTTCCACAACCTCTACACATTGTATCAATTTGTTTTGGTATTCTGTCTCGTCTAAAGCCACCATATTTACTTCGGTAGGATATGTAGACGTTTGCAGTTTGGCAACGTCCTACACTATGTCTGAGCCCTTCTCTGTCCGTATGAATCCAATATCCACGCATGGGATATGCGAACCCAACCCCCTCCATAAACAATCCTCACTACTACTACCGGAACCCCCCCAAACAAAAAGTGACATTGTCGCATAGGAAATCCCCAATTTCCTAACCCAACCAAACCCAACTCCCGTGACGTTCGGAGAGTAGAGGTAGCCTATAATTTACGACGGTTTGGTTCAGGTGTTGGGTGGCTTCGCCACAAAGATAGCCGTGAGGCTACGTCATCCACTCAACCACCCCAAAGTGGATTGATGGGTTCAATA